GTTATTTTCAACGATGCAAAATACTGCGCGTATTGTTGCTGGATAAAGTAAACAGATAAATCGGGAAATATCTGGGTAGTGATACTGTCGATGGCTGGTATTCCATAGTTAGCCCAGAATGGCGATTCTCCAAGGTTAAGCTGTAACACCTGACAGAGCGCCGTGATATAAACCGCGTCGTTATAGCCGTTGGCATCGGTTTCATAGGCTGCCCAGGTGTATGTGCCATCGGTATTGTATTGCCTGCCCCATACGCGCATTAGGTGAGCCCGCCGTTAATCAATCTGAAACTGTTTTTCAGTTTTTCGCGCTCTAATGTTTGAGTTATTTTACTCAATTTATTCAGTTCAGCGGTTGATAATCGCCTATTGCGAGCGGCTTTTATCAGCCACCCGAGTTCAGTGTTATCTTTTTGTATTTTGTCAATTTCTTCTCTCATGTCACGCCCCCTGTGTTGCTTCCACCTGTCTGGACTCCACCGTGATGGTGGCTTATAAAATCCTTGCCCATTATTTTAACGCTTGACCCTTGAATATCAATCTCGCCATTTTTGTTAATCGTGATATAGCTGGAACCTGATTCCAGTTTTACCAAATCGCTGTTAATCGTGACTTTTGAGTTACCTGCTTGATCTTGCAGTATCACGCCATCAGGACCGTAACACCACAACACATTTTTATCAGGTGTTTGCGCGAAGTTGATATTTACAATGGGCTGAAACGCCAATACAGCATTGAGATTGCCCGCATTACCGAAGCCAGCCACGCCCGGCAGTTTGCCGCAAATATGAAGTGTTGAAACGTCCGCAAACCGGGTCACACCCACATCCCCCACCTGGATGGGCAACCGAATATATTGTGATTGAAGAATGGGAATTGTGATAATCGGAAACTGGAAAGGAGCCTCGCGAATCGAAAATTCTACGCTGACAAACAGCCCGTCGTCACTGATGGCTTTGACGGTACAAGGCAATTCCCACCCAATTTGCTCAAACTGGACGCCCGCCCGGTAGTCGATAGCCCCGGCCATGTTTTGCCCATAAGGTAACTTGCCCGCGTAATTTGTCATGGCGTGACCACTAACGTTTGATCTGCTGGAAAATAGTAGAGCGTGGATCTTTTGAAATACCCGGCCACAATGTTTACGGGCTTGACGGTTGAATATGTAACTGTCTTGGCTGGCGTCTGAACATTTTCAGGATCGGCCACTGTATAGGTATGCGCGTCAGGGTTTGCGCTGCCGATTAGCGGAAGCGTAAAAAGCCGATTACCGTACTGATCGGTCAGAGTTATGTAACTGCGCTGACCAAATACGTTAAACCCGATTACAGCCTGATACACCACTCCATCAAGCGTGAGGCTTAATTCAATGGCCCGGTTGTAGGTCAAAGGGATGCTATATGTTGTCATTGTACTGCGCCCCCCGGTGTTCCAATAGTGCCTTGGTTGGCTATAACGTCAATCAATTGCCCAAGCTCACCCGAAGTATTTGGAAAGGTTAAGAGCGGCTGCATAAAATCCATTTGCCATGATACTTGGGGTTGATTGGTCTCGCCGCTGGAAACGTCCACAAAATTGGTTAATAGACAATTAGTGTAAAAATAAGATGGGGTGAGCACTGAGAATGTGCCGCCCAGGCTTATGTGGTTCTCAATGACTTTTTGCAAAGCAATGAAGGTGGCAACCTTGATTGTAAAAGGGTTTTCGCCGGTGGCCGGACAATGCCCGAGCATGGAAACCCTGAGCGGTCGCTGAATCTGAGCATTAGCCGCGATCTGATTTGTATAAAATGGAAATTCTGATACTTCCGATTCCCACAATGTCGAACCCGGTAGACTTCTCCACGTGAATAAGGGCTGGTTAAAATCCCGGATATTTCCGCCATTTAGAATCCCGCCCGCAAGCGTTCCAGCGGTTGAAAGTGCCTGCGTAATTGCGATTATGGGCACTCCGAGACTTGAGATATCACGGAAAAGGCCTCCCGTAAATATGATGGGGGACCACGAATAAGCAAGGGTGAAAGCTGACTGGTTCGCGTTCATTGTTCTATCTCGACGGGTTCGCCTATGCTGACCTGCCCTTCAGGTAGTTTTTCAGGTTCCGGGTTCACTCGGTAAGCCGAGGAGGCATCCACATACGTGGCCCATCCGGTCGGGGATTGATCACGGAAACGGCCCACATGCCGGACCTGCTGAACCGCAAGGGGTCCGCCTGATGGGCTCACAAGCAGGAACCGCCCCGCCGATATATAAGCAGGGCTGGCGGTTGTGGGTAGGTTTCGAGGGTATTGGACGTTGAACCCGAGATTTATATCCGCCCGCATTGGGTGAACCGATTGTAAAAACCCTTGAGCGTTCAGCCAGGTAGGCTGGCCTATAAAATCCTGAGGCTGTAGATTGATCGCGCCCTGCGAGATAGTGCCGTCCCACGCTAAAACGGTTTTAGAGCCAGGCAGATAAGTCAACGACACGCCCAGATACCCTTGAAAGTTACCGCCTTGCCCATTGCGTCGGTAGTTTGCGGGGTCCACAACCGATAAACTCAATTGGTTTATTAACTCACTAAATCCTTGAAAGCTGTAACGAACGTCAACAATAGGATTATCTGGTGTGACCTCTGTCTTTGGGCTGATAATACCAGTGACGGTTATCCCTTGGGGGCTGAACGTGTTCTGAATGGCTTCCAGCAAGGTTTTAGCGTTACCTTCCCCACCCCATTTGAATTGATACGGAAACGGCGAACCGGGCCCGGTGTTGGCTGAATAATTCAGGTCTGGTGAGCCAAACTCAATAGACGGTAATAACAGAAAATCCAGCACCATGTCTGTGCCAAGCCAGTTGGCAAAACAGTTCTGGACTTGCCCGTATCCGATTAGCCCCGCCTGGTCGGGATTGGCCAGGGGCAAGCCTCGCTTAAACCCGCCGCGAATCTCACACGCGCACCCGTTGTACTGGCGGGCATAGCGGATCATGTCCAGCGTAGGATTATGGATTCTTAGGTGGGTCTGAGACGCAAACACATGGCCCCAAGCGTTAATTATTTCGAACTCAACTTCTAGGCATCCCGGATTAAATAACCCGTTTTCATCGTGCGAAGAAAACCGGACCGGAATGCTTAGCTTTCGGTCATCGGTGGGGGTAAACGTGATGGCGTAATAACGCATTAACCCGCGCCCGCAAAGCGTTTAGATTGGACGGTAACATCAGCGTTTGTAGACCTATTTTGAACTGTCACCCGTACCTGCCTATCCATTGGGTATGTCGTGGTTTGATTCAATGGCAAGCGCTCAGCTTCGCGCCGATACGCGTGAACCCGGTTCAAGTATGTTCTAGTTTCATTCGGCAAATGTTCGCGCCAGTTTTCTCCATACTTTAACACGCGCCCCTCACCCCAATTATACGAGGCAATTGCTTTGTCTTCGTCACCCCGAAACATGCCTATCAAGTCGTGCATATAATGCCCCATGCCGCCGATGGATTGGCGGGGGTCCCTTGGATCAATGTTGTATCTGGCCGCTGTCGCTGGCATAAATTGAGCAATTCCAATCGCCCCGGCTGGTGATTTTATTCGCCCGCTCACCACGCCTGGAGTAAAGTTAATACTTTCCTGTTTTGCCATTGCCCACAACAAACGGGGATCAACGCCCCATTTTTTACCGGATTCGGCAAAAAACTGAAGGTATTCAGCCCCCCTGAGCTCACCTACCCTTTGCGGCATCTTTTCAGCCGGTTGTAATCCTTCATTAGGGTTTGTCGGGATTGGTTCAACCGCTGCATTAGCCGTTGAGATAGGTGATATTCCGAGCAGTTTGGCCGCTGTCGAGTTGGAGAATTCAATGAGCATCTTTCCTGCTATGCTCATATTGTCTTCAAATTTTTGGAATATCTTATCAAATTGACCGCTCAAAAATTCGGTCATTTTATTAAATAATGACTCGCCCGCTTTTTTGATTCCGTCTATAGCGTCAAAAAATCCTTTTTTTATAACGCTGAAAAAGTTCTCCCAATTACCTGTTTTGAATGCCTCGTTGAACTTGGACAAGTAGTTAGCCGCTTGTTTTACTAGATCAATAAAACCGCCTTTTGCTGGTCCGAGTTTTTCATAAAGTATCGTCGCCAATTCCTTTATAGGTTGTAAAATAGGTAGCAGGGCATTCATTATGCCGGTCTCTATTTTAATTCGAGATATGCCCATTTTGGCCGCGAATGACTGCCATTCCTGCGGGTTTTCAAGTTGCGTGGCTTCTCGCGCTTCACGCTCTTGCTGCTGAATCGCCTTAATTCTTTCAGGCCCCAGGTTTCTGACCCGCGTAACGTCCGTGATCGCACCCGGCATACCGAACGCCTCAAGCATTGTAGCGGTCGCGCCCATGGGCATCGTGCTCAATTCTTGAAGGAGTTTTGTGTACCGCTCCAAAAGATCCACCATTGTTGCGCTTTTTGCCTGATCGGGGCTTAAGCCCATCCGGGACATAAGCAACGAGCCCGGTTTCTCACGTTCCGCCGCGAGGCTTTCCGTTACTGACCCCACGTCGAATATCTGACCGTATGTTGCTTGTAATCGGGGTATCTCATTAGGCCCAAGGCCCAAGGCCGTGCCAGTATAGGCCCGTTGTGATACGGTCTGAGCTGATTTGATTATGCCCGCGAGGGTAATCATTCCGGCCATACTGGATATCAGGCCGCCCGCACCAACAATAGTTTTTGTGAGGCTGACAAACGCGCCGCTGAGTTTCTTGCCTGCATCGAAAACCATGGAACCAGTAAACCGGACAAGACCCGCGCTGAATTTAGATACTGAATCGGTTGCAATTTTCATTGACTTTGAAAACGCTTCTGATTGTTCGATGGCTTTACGGTTTTGCGCTTGAGCGGCAGGACTTGCCCCGCCGCCTGCGCTTACTATCCGGCCAACACCACCTGCGCTTTTGAGTTCTGACATGCTTTGCTTGAAAGCTTCCAGCTCACGCTGAAGCGCTTTGAAAGCATCGTCCTTAACATCAATCTCTAAAACGCTGGTAATATCAGCCATCATTCAATCCTGAATATCGGTTCCTGAAGTGTAGAGCATTGTGATATTCACCCGCGCCAATTGCCTGCATCAGTTCAGAAAAATAATAAACTTTGACCGCGTGGATTAAATCCCGAACGAAAGAGGGGGGCTCGGTGTGGTAGGTTCTGCCGCTGTCGGTGTCGTCGAGGAACTCCATAACTCCATAGCACTTGATGACGAAAGTTCCAAGTTCAAAGCAGTCTTGATCAAAGCCAGCCAAGAACGAAACTGACTCGGGAATAAGTGACGACGAAAAACAATAAAAAAAAGAATCTTGCTCAAGATTTCATTTTTGACATCTTCAGAAACGTCAGCAATATCAAAAAGCTGAGGCTGTCCCGTATATACATACGTACCACCCCGGATCGTGGAAAGAATGTCTTCCGCTTCTTTTTGCTTGCCCATGTTTTCGGCAACCTCTTTGAATATAGAGGTCATCAGTACCGGACTAGGGTTTTTCATCGACGAAATGTCGTCGTAGACTTCCCGGAAAAATTTCCAGTTGACTTCGAATACCGAGGTCGGCAATGGAGTGTTGTGAGCAATTATTGCGTTACCATCTTCATCAGTTAACTTGATGATGATATTTAGATTCTTGTCGATTTTCATTATTTCAATTCCCTAATTTGAAAGCATCCCTGAGTTTGGTTAATCAGGCCGCAGGGATATCAGCTTTTCGGAGGCTATCCTAGATTAACCAATTTTGTTTATATCAACGACCAAAGGTCATTATTGACATTCATTTGCCCGCTAATCATGAGCGTAAAATCAGCCTGTAAACCTGCCATGCTGATCTGATTCCAGTTAATGATCGCCGCGTTGTATATCTGGAACTTTGGCAGAACGTTTGTATCAGGAACAAGCGTGACATCACCCAGAATAGAACCGCTCTTGATTTTGTCAAGATAGGCCGCCGAGATTGCAAGCGATTTAATAACCGCCGAAGTTATCTGTACGATCTGATAAGGTTCTTCGCTGTTTACAATCGTCGTCATTCCGGGAATCTGGGTTGTTACCTGCCCCTGTGGGGAAATGGTTAGGCCCTCTTTTGCCTGGAACTGAGCCGGAATGTTCAGCGAAGGAAACGCGGGAATGATGATCGACGCCCGGACCCGGTTAAGCGTGCCCGGTATTAAGTTGGGATTAGTTGCCATCTATATACCTCAAGCAAACTGGGTGACGTTAAGATTGAACACGATTGTTTCAAAACCGTACTGTGGCGTATAAGCAACCTGTAAACCGCCGTATAGCTGATTAGCATAGTCAGACGGATTTAAACTGACATACGTATCAAACGGAACCGCGTTGATTACAAAATTGCCATTGTACAAACCCAATCCCGCATTGGTGGCAAATGTGGTCGGGTCTAGGTTTACCTGTTGAACCTGACCAAGAGCAAGGCCAGAAGCAATAGCGCGATTAGCTACAACCGCAACCGCCTGTTGCAATCTGTCAATACCGTTTTGGTTGTAATCAAGCGGGCTTATAAAATTATTACAGCCATTAATCACGGTCGCGGAAAGAGCCAAGTCAGACTCGATCTGCACCCAATCAATTGAGTAAGCCACATTTGCCGGTGAGCCATTGAGCTGCTTACCTGAGAATAGAATAGTATTACTGATTCCGCCCTCTGCCCCGGTTCCGATATAGTTGATATTGCCTGCCTGATAGGTTGCATTCAATGCCGCCGTCATTGGACTATAGGCCGTGACGCCTGCCAAATACCTATATTGGCTCGGAGGCAAGCGATTGGTCGGACTAGGAACAAACGATGTCATATACTGAGCGAACGCAACTACATCCAGCTCGGTAGATACGTTTGCGCCTGGTGACTGGATCATAGCGAAAACGTTTTTCAACGTGTCTTCTGAAGCCCACGCGCTGTACGTTGAAACTGTCACAGGCAGGTAGAACTTAAGCAACGCATCAAGTGTGTTGTGAAGCAGGAAGAATGCCCTAGCGTCTGTGTGATCTGCGTCAATACCCGGCAGGAATATCCAATTGTAAATAGTCTTGGGATAACTAGACAGATACGTACCCACCGAGGTCAAAACATCGGCGGGATCTGCTGTGCCAGTCTCGTAGACATAATATCCGGTGCCGATATTACCTTGCGCCCACCATTCTAGGTCCGCCGCTGACAGCCATATTTGAGGCCCAAGCAAAACGGTTCCGAGCGTAGTTTCCGCGCCCGGATTGGTAGCAACCGCATAATGGAGGGTCGTGGTTGTGGCGGAGGTAGCTACGAAAGTTCCATTATAACCAGTTGGCGCGACCCCAGATACCTGAATAGTCGTGGTATCACCGACCGGGATACCGTGCGCGACGCTGGTTTCTATCGTCACGATGCCGGTTGTCCACGATATCGCGCTAACCGTATAGGCCGGTTTCAGGTACGTAGCCAGGTCGCCCGGAGCCGCAATGAATTGACGGCTGCCCGCGCTTATCGTGGTTCCGCCAATTGAAACTATCGCGGCAGTCTGTTGAAGTTTATCCGGCGACGGTGCGACCGTCTCCGAGACGTTAAATTGTACAATTCGATTGTATGATGTTGCAGCCATAAGTATTCCTTAGGTGTAGGAAACTGCGATAGTCTGACCGCTGCCCGGTTTAACCACGATTCCAGACGATGCCGGAAAATTGAGGGTATACACGCCCACGGTTGCGGGGATTACAGCAAGCTGATTCGCGGTTGCGGCCGCCGCGACGGTTGCGGCATCGTGGATACTGCCAGCAGTTGAACTCGTGGCGATCACGGAGACTGTGACAACAAAACCATTCGCGGCTTTAACGACGGTATTTGCCGTGATGTTTAGGGCTCTTTTCTGAGCGGTTGAAAGTACGACGGCGGATAATGGACCTTGTGGCATTTCTTAACCTCTAAAGATTGGGAATAAGTGAAACGGGTAAAACTTTTTTGATATATTTTACAGCAATATCGTAGACGGCTGACTGATTATACGATACATCCAGCTCGATAAATTTTTGTTGAGCAATCACGTTCATCTCTGATTGTATCCGCTTGCCATCAGATACCCTAATGCCGGCTTGCATAATTCCAAAGCTGCCAGACAGGCTGGACTGAATTATATATTGAATATAATTCTGAACATCTTGATTAATGAGGCCATAACTAATTAGCCTGACACGATCTTGCATGAGCTGATACGTGCGCCCGCAAACCTGAGCGGCTATTGGCTGAATGGCGGTTGTGTCCTTTTCCTGAATGTCGCAAACGATATAAGGCGGGGTCAGGTTTTCAGGCACCAAAAATGACGGATAGACCGGCCCAAAATCAGACAGAGCAAGCCAGACGGGCAGGCTATTCGATACTACAGGGGTCGGGGGCAGGTCGTTGGCTGATTCAATAATCTGGGTCCGCATTTCCGGATAGACAGCCTGACCCAGATAATGCCACAAGCCCGCCTGCTCGTACCTGTTTGCATGGCTGGAAAAGCCGAATTCAAAATCGGCCCACTGCCCAAGCCAGAGGGTATCAGGTTGAATATCGTTAAAATGTTGGACCTCAACCGAGGTTGTGAATACAACGTTTTGGTATGCCTGCGTTTTGTCCAGTTCCTGTTTTTGATCGGTCTGATAGTGCAATGAGCCGCTGATAGTTATAGGCTCAATCGTTGCATCTTTGTACCAAAATACGTAGCCATCGAACGGCAAAATCACGCGCCGGTAGGCAATGAATTCAATTACCTGGTCTTGATCTATAACCCGCAGCCCGGTATTGAGTACCGCCGCCAATGAGTTATTAGGAAAATTACCGGCCAGGTCGGACTCAATCATTTTTCAGAGCAACCACTAAATGAGCCTGATAATTGCTTGAATCTATAAACGATGGCCGTGGAACGCCGGTTATCACGCGTTTTCGCACTTTGATATTGTTCTTTCCTTTTGCGAATCGCGACGATATGCCTTTTTGGGCTGCCCGAGTAGGAATGCCTTTCATCCCATCATATTCGCGCATAGCAACCGAATCCTTGAGCCGGTGCGTAATTGAATCAAGCGGAATATATCGGCTACCTGATACCGGCTTGATATTTAACAGAATGGTTTCCATCACCTCGCGGGCAATCATTCCCCGGTGCCTTTTTTCAAACGCCTTGAGGATTCCATATTTTTTTTCAAGTATTTCAGCCACGTCACCCGTGGTCAGGGCACCCTGACCGTATTGGACATCGTAAACGCCTAGCACAATTCTCATGCCATCGACACCAGAGACAAAGAGCCGACTGATTGCACGATTGCAAGATACTCGCGCCCGTATGGGGTTTTGAGGTTTTGGAGATTCTGAAGCGTAAACCCTTCAGCGGCTTTTGGCACAACCATGCTTGAACTGGTGGACTCGTCCGAAGCCGAAGAAATGACGCCAGGCACAAACGCCCGCAATTGATATTTTTGTTGGTACTCGCTGAAAAAAGTCTGGCCGGTCTGGTCGTGCGCGTTTGTTAACAAGGTATCGGTTGCCAGATTGTAGACGGCGGTTATATACAGGAAGTTACCAGGTATGTTTGGAACAAGCGTCAACAGTTCCGTACAAGTGTTGATGCTGAAGTTATAAGACCATTCAATCACAGGGCTATTATCCGGGAGAATAGTCGTGTTTATGCCTACGTTATCCCGCAAGAAAGTAATATAGCCCTGTAATGATGGAAGCATTTTAGCTTTTAATAGTAGTTTTAAAAGTTTGTTTAACGCGCTCTTTTTTGGGTGCAAAAGGATCTTTTGGGGCTTCCTCTACGATCTCCAATTCCACCGCCGCGATTCCATCCTTTAGGCCGGTCATGTCTTCCTGGATGCCTTTACCAAAGGCATACGCGGCTTTTTCTTTTTGTATCTGAACATCACGCGCCGCTATGTCCTCATTGATTTCAGAGGCCAGCGAATAGACTTCAATCGGCAATGGTTTATCACTTGAGTAAATAAGCGTAATCTGTTTGCCCTCACGAGTCATACGCCGCGCTTCTTCGTGCGTGACCATCCCATAAATTCGATAGTGCTCAATTACTGAATGCACTTGCTCGGGGCTCTTGTCCCTGAGAATTTGTTCCTGTTGCCCGGCTCTAATCATCGGGCTGTTAATCTTGCCGCTTTCAATGTCCCGCCAGTGAAAAATTCTATCCTGCGCGGTTACGTTTGCAATAAATAAATCCATCTGTTAATCCCTGATTGTTGTTTGTATAAAAGGGGGCAGTATTACCTGCCCCCATTATTCCTAGCAGTTAGCTATACTGCATGGATATCTTGGTTACACCCTGAGACCGGATGGCCCAGCCCGGAGTGACTCGCCATTCGCTGAGAATGTCGAGAGCGCCGCCCGCAATTGGAGAAGGTATCTCTTTCGGTGCTGGTAGGTCAGTCAACATGACCGTGGTGGCTTTCAGACCCGGAGTCAGTTTGGCAAACTCATTTGTGTCAGGCATCGAACCCACATAAGGGGTTTTGATTTCCGGAAATACGACCATGATCGCATCAGTACCGCCGTCACCCTGACCGATCAAAGTATCATCATACCCGAACTCGATAGTATCACCATTCCAGCCGATGGCATCTGAAAGAACGCCAGCCGTTGAGGTTACACCCGCGCCAGGTCTCTGATACTGAGTAAGCTGGACGATACCATATTGCCACTGGCCTATAACGCGCTGAGGACCGAGGATAACTGCCCTGATTGGGTTACCCATTTGATTCATACGGGTCTTAGCCTGTACAACCTGCTGAATCAGATACTGAGCCATCTGACCGTTATCGTAGCTCAACACGGTAGTATTGCCAAAAGTATCAGGGGGCAGAGTTGTGGAGGTTACGCCCGGTGCATTGAGCAAACCCTCGCCGGTATTGGCAGAGTTGAAGCCATAAAGCAAGCCATTCCGAGCGCCCTGAAACTGGCCTTGACGCATAGCGAGCCGTTGAGCCTCTACAAGGCTGAAGCCACGAACCGCCGCTTGAGCGATATCGTGATGGTCATAAATAGCGCGAGTCCGAAGCAGATACGTGGGAATGCTGCCCTGACTCGGCACAATCGTGCACGACGGGAGCTGTTGAGATACGTTCTGATTGGTTTGATATGCCGATTTGACGTTGAGACGGTTGACGTAAACCGCCAAATCTTCAGGCCCCAATCTGGGCATAACGGTGGAGTCAGGCAAAGCCAGAAACGCGCCTGAGGGCTGCTGGTACTGCATGACAATTTCAGGCAGTACATACGATGGGTTAATGTGGACGAAACCGCCCGCGATATTACTCATTGGTTATAGTCCTCTTTAAATTAGAATGACGGCGGTAGCGCCAGAGTTGTTCCACGTTGCAAACCCGGTGCCAGAATCATAAGAAACGTTTGCCGAGTTGGTGGCGTTAACGTTAATCAAGGTGGCGTTAAACGAAATGGCCGCGCCCGAATCGTAAGGGATCAACTGCTGATTGGTGGCATCCCACGAAAATTGCAGGGGGTTATTAGAACCCGCCAAAGCAATCACCGCACTTGAACACTTGACCACGATTCGGATACCCGAACCAATCCGAACAAAATTGAACGAACCGCCCGCCGCTTGGATCGGGACCGGACTCTGTGGTGTCGTCGGGGCTGAGATAGTGCCCGCAAACGTTGAAAAACCGGCCAGGTTCGCGCTAGCGGTGGCCCGGCCAATAAACGGAGCCGCGCCGGTATTGGCAGAGGTAGCGGGGGCAGTTTTCTCAAATACTGCGATGCCACCCCACATGGGCAGGGTTTCGCCAGAATCTACCACGCCCGCAGAGATGCTATATCTTGCGGACGGGTCCGCCATTGCATCGCCCTGGACATAGCCCTGAGATTGAACGCTGAATGAATCGGTAAAATTAACTACCGCGTAGGGATTAAAAGTGACCATTAGTTATAGTGCCTCAATGTTTGTTGATAGTGCCGGTATGCATTGCGCCATTCGCAAAAATATCCATCCAGCCACGCGGGTCGCTGTTTGGGGTAGGCTCAATAATCACCATTCCATAAGGCCCTTTTTTCTCAACCATGTGGACGGTGCCAGGGGTAATCGGAGGGGCCTTGCTGTATTCCATAGCATCCGCATAAATCATATCCTCAACCGGCGCAAATAATTTTTCGTCGCGAATATCGCCCACGTTGGTATTCTTAAACTTGCTGGAGTACTGAGCCAATTTTGCGGCCATCCGTTTGCGGAATGAAAATGCGGATTCACCCGGTACGTGGGTAACTGCGTTGGTCTCGCCGAGCGCCATCATTACAGAATCAGCCCGGCTGATCGCCTTGGCGATTGCTTCACGATCACCAATGCTGGCGGGTTTGGTAGCCGCTTGCAGTTTCCTGATCTCACGCTCCAACGCCGCGATTTTCAGCGAGTCGGCTTTAACGCTTGAGTCGTCATCGTCATCGGCTTTGCATTCGCTATCATCAACCACGTGCTTGACCTCTTCGATTTCTTCCTTGACCTCCTCTTTTTCTTCAGGATCAAGGGATTCATCGGCTACCATTTCCGGTTCTTCTTCAGGCTTTGCGCTGAGCTCATCAAGCCGGTTGTGCACTTCGTCAAACTTCGCGTCAATCCGCGTTGTGTGTTCCTGTAGCAAATTTTTCAGAGTCGACATCAAGTCGTCGCCGCTCTTTTCTTCAGTTTCCATCAGTAAATCTTCCTCATTAGTTGTTGAATCAGTTCTAACCCCTGTCGGACTCCCGCCCTTATCCCAGACGCCCCGCTCACATACTGCTATATGGTCAATATAGACAGGTTTTCCTTCTATCAATATATCGCCTATTTTAATAGAGGAGTTACTGATAGAAACGGCTGGCGAGGTACTTAATTGATTATCCCGCATCAATTTTGCGGCATGAATATCATATATTCTTGCGACTGTCCATACCTCGTCGTTAAAAATGTATGGTAGGGCACTCGCGCCTATCACCTGATTCCGGAATGATTCCGAGTCAAGTAGTAATTCTTCTGGATGTTCCCAAACTACCGGGAGGCCCTGACAGCGGGTTAAAAACTCATCGGTTAAATAATCAGCGGGAGACTTATAACCGATCTCACCGCTTGCCCGCTTGGCGTATCCCGTGCCCGTAACCCTGAGCGCAAACAGCCACACATCGCCGAATTGCTGCGGGCTGTCCATTTGCCCATCACGTATCCGGCGCATTATGTCCAGCTCGGTAATATCTGGCAGGATTGCGCTATCAGATAGGCCCGCGTCGTCGTTTTGGTGCCTCACAAATTTCTCTCCCACTTTTTCGGGGATACCCAATGTTGAATGCCCGGAGGCTGCTGCGTACATAGCTTTGCGTTGCGCTTCTGATTCAAATGGCATGGTTAATTGTCTTTTTTTGCTTTACATGTAAAGGGCTTTAAGCCTTATCTTATCAATTAAATCCTCCAATATTTTATTTTTTCCTTGAGTCGGGGATTTTCCTATTATTTCATCTTTGTTGACGTCATACCAAACTTTGCAATCATACAATGCGTTTTGTATTCGCCTTGCTTCTGAGTTGCTAATTGGGCTGGAATTTAGAGAAGCTGCCGATATATTCCCCGTCTTGTACCTGCTTGTCTCAAGCCCCAACAAACTTGGCAAGTCATTAAAATATACCCGTTTCATATCGCCTTTTTCCCAAAGTTTTCCGCCCATGCTTTCATAAAACTTTATTTTTTCCTCTGGTGTTTTGGCGGTTTTACTTTGCCCTTTTTTTTCGGCTGCTGACTTTCTAACCTCGCCTATATTTTTTCCGTTAAACTTTCCACCCATGCCGCCCTTGATCTCTCCGCCCTCACCAAGCAAGACAGGCCGCCCTGTGTGGTCTGGTCCGTTTGGCTTGACTGTGATCCATTTATCAGCATCAGCCAAGACACGCATAGACAATATATCTAATCGTTGCTCTACGCCTTTGAAATGGCTTTTCAATGCGTCTTTGATAATTTTCTTTCTGTCCATTTTCTAGCCTAGTGATAGCCTAATTACTGACTTTTGTTCTTTGCCCTTTTCGGTCAGGCATTCCTCTGGGACCTTGTTCAAACGGTAAACATATTCAAAGTAACACCGGCACATGGGAGCTTGTGCGGGTTGTTCTTCCAAGTCCTCAATATATTCATGGCCCGCTTTTTTGATTAGGCCTTGCTGCATTGCTTGAGAGTCCTTCACCAAAAAGAATTTTTTATCGAGCTCTTTATGATCTTCCCGGTAGTTGTAGTTAAGCTGCCGCCAATGACTATGCCAATATGCCCCAATCGCGCCCGCGTCGTAGGCCACAATCTGATTTAGGCCCGCGACCAGTTTGGCATTTTGATCTATATTTAATCGCCGCTCTTCATAGGGCAGTTTGCGGAATGGCTCGATAATTTTTTTCGCGGTTTCTGGTAGGTCGTCTGTCTGATTTTCCCGGATTTCTGGAACTGGTGACAGGGACGACATCCAGCCCCGTAGCCGCTGTGTAGTTTTCTCTACCGCTTGTTCTCTGTTAAGCTTGATAAGGTCCATGCTTGCCCGAATCCGCCGCTCCAGCTCGTCGTGTAGATGGGGCTCGATCTGCTGAAGCGTAAACCTGGACACGCCCGGATGGTGTTTAAGAATCTTCTCTTTTATCACCAAGTCATTAAACGTTTTTGTCAACGTTTTCGCGGGGTTTTTTGTGGGCTTTTCTGCTGAGAATATCGAATGCAGTTCAAAAGGCGACACCGCGTCTGGCCCCTCTTTCAAAAGCCGCCGCATCACGTCCTTGACTTTTGCGTAATAGCTCAAGCCGGAAACCCTTCAGCATCATCTTGATGCCCTTCTTCGGGATCGTCCAATCCCAGGGCATTACGAAGAGCTATCACGTCAGTATCAATAGTTAGCTTATTCGGGAATATCTCCTCGGCTTCATTTAGGTTAGAGATAACCCATTCCAGCAATTCGGCCTTGTTATCACCCTCGCAGACTGGCGCGAGTACGTTGTAAACCTCTAGGACAGATTGGTATTGGTTTTTCTGGTATTCGGTGCGCTCGCGTTTAGTCGGTTGCAAGGCATCCGGCCATAACGCGTTAAAGGATCTTCTGCATTGATTAAACCATTGATCGTATGACACGCCTTGATAGTCGCCGAACCGGCTTTGAAGCGTTGCAAAATAATCCGGATTCCACGCGACATGCTGGACGATCATGTCCATGTATTCATACAGATTTTTCATGTCGAGCCGCGTCCAGTCGATAAAACTGGATAACTTCTTAGCGTCTTGCTCACCTTCACCAAACCCTTGCGCCAATGAATCGCCCGTTAAAAGCATCTGGGGCATGTCCAGAGATAACGCAATGTTCTCCATTATGTTGCGCCGTTGTTCTTGATAGGTCAGGTTGTGCAGGTCAAGGGATTCAATGGCCTCGTCTGGTCGGATTGATACCGTGTTGCCCGTCCTGGATTGCTTCAGAATATTCAGCCTAAAGTTCTGAATTGCGGTCATGGTCTTATCAATAATCGAGCCAGGCTGGTTCATTTTGGCAACAAGCACGCCGCTCTTAATCATCACCAGATTATCGGCAATCATCGACTGAATAAACGATTGCATCGGGTACAGAGCCCGGTTGAATACGGACCGGCCCACATACCCGAATGCCGAGCTGGTAAAGCTCAAATACACCGGGTTTTCGTGTAGCTGAATATGGGTCCTGCTAGGTGAGTAGGAAACACCGCCGACACTGATTGTTGAGTATTTCAAAAAGTCTGGGTTATTCGGGTCTTGGATGCCTACCATGCTGCCCGCCGTATTGAGCGGGTCAAACACGTTAAACCTGATGTTGCCCTTATGTAATTCTTCAGGGGTCAGTGGTTTGGCTGCCGTTTCCCCATCGGGGGGCATTACTGCCACGCTGGAAACTCCATAGGTACGAGATAGCGTCATGCAATTTGCTATCACCTGATCAATGTTGAGCTCGTTCCAAACGTCCTGATAACGTTCAATGACGCATTCGGGGGCCTCTTTAATTACGATCTCGCGCCTTTTGGACATTGCAAGCGCTATCGGTGCATCCACTATTTTCTTGCCAAGCGGGTGATATACGTAAAGCAGTTTACACACCTCGTAACTTGGCGAGTCGCCAGGTGTCAAGGCGTTTTGCATAAGAATCTGATAAAACGGGGATTCTTGAGATATCCCGCCGCCGAGTACTGCTATATCAGCCATTTATAATCCTGTGTTGAATTTGCGCGCAACCTATCACATCCCGGCATCATTGCCAAGCGCCAAAATGGTGGAGTATGTAAACACGTCCAGCAGGTCGTCTGCCCGTTTGGCCGCGTCTTTATCTGCCAGCCTAAAGCCGATAACCTGAGTTAATAAATGATTACGCTCAACGTTTTTATATGTCAGCGTTTTGTTATGGGCATATTCAGATAGTTTAACCTGTCCGCTGGATACATACGGGCTGGCCGCCAATGCCCGCTCATCCTTGCCCATCGCGGTCAGTTTTGAATCAATTGAGTGACACTGTAGGCCCCGCCGTTGCGCTTGCTGAATCAGGATGGTACCCGAGCCTTTGTCTTCCACAAACGCGCCCACGTTGCCCAATAGCGCTCCGGTTTCACTTGCCAGGCGTTCTAATCGTGCCTGAATCTCAGGGTAAAACGATACAAGCAGGTCGCCATCAAGCTGCCTGATATCCCAGTCCAGAATAATAAGCCTTGCTTGCCCATCGTCGCGCATATAACCGGGTTGTTTCGCGCAATACAGAATGGCGGTTCCATCGTGCTCTTGGCCGCTTTTCATTGCGGAATCTATCACCGCGAAAACCGCGCCATATACCTTGATAGGGTCAGGTATGGGCTGGCCTTGTTCAAGCAGGTCAGTCAACCGGAAAAACGCAACGCCTGACCAATCCACGAACTCGGCTAAGAACTCTTGCTGCCATACTTGCGGGTGACTGCTGGCCTTGATTCGTTCCAGCTCTTCGGGTGGTATATTGGGGTTTGTCCTGGTCGGTGCCGTAAATTTTCGCCATTCCGGATTCAGACTCAACTGATAAAACCAGTTGTCCGGGTTTGTTCCGCAAGGCGTGGAGAATGCAAAAGCCTGTCCCTTATAGTCCACCAAGGTTGGCATTATTGCCCTTTGCCATTGGTGCTCCATCTGCCCATCCTTGGCAAAGGCTGCCTCATCAATCAGAACTCTGTGATACTTCCGGGATCTTCCAGCGTCCTCATTCTCAAGCGTCCAGAACTCTACAAGACCGCCTGTGACAGTCCTGATAATCCCTTCGTTTTTGTTTGATTCGGTCTTGATTGGCTTGAGTATTGAATTTACTTCGCGCCAGATTTCGGTGAAATACTTATATTGAGGAACGAAAATCCCGCAGAACTGACGGCGCGTTGCCGTTTCTACCGCCAGCCTGGTCAAAAAGTAAGTCTTGCCCCACCTACGCCCACAACACACCTGATTCCAGCGTGTAGCGTTTTCGATAATGGCCTTTTGACCCGCGTGAACTGCTGGAAGCCTAATGACCGTTTCGCCAGGCTTCATCAGCTAATCTTGACCTCGTCGCTTGCTTTAACTCCTGCCGCCGTCTCATCCCGGATCACAATGGTATTCCCGTTGGAATTGTCATCCTCTGCCCACTTATCCCGCCAGCGGCCACGCTGCCGGTTCTTGAGCCAGAAAATACAAGCCGCAGTCTCGGGTGGATATTTGACCTCAATCGGCACTCTGACTATCTCGCCATTGACCACCAAGACTTTTATATCCTGATGACTGTAACCCGTTGCCCGCTTGAATAGGGACACCGCAACCTTGCCGTCTGAATCCTCCCTGCCACCCTTTAGGGCCCCTATAAAATCCGGATAATTGGCTATCCAATTTTCAAATGTCGCAATAGAAACCTTAAAGAATCCGGCCATTTCCTCATTAGTTAAACCCAACAAGGCCAGCCTGTATGCCTGTTCTGCGTATTCTTCTCTGTATAACTTTGGTCTGCCCTTTGGCTTTTTGACTGTTACTAATTCCTTGCCTGCCATAATTGATCCCTGTAATGGTTAGCTGCTTATAACCGATTATTAAGATATTGGCAAGAGTGATATTTGACATGGGGACACTGGGGACAAGTGGGGACACCGCGCCAGCCGTGGGTTTGAGCGCTCACAGACTTGTAAACGTTTTAAGATAGCCCTGATAAATCAACGTCAACATAAAAATAGCTTGCATAGCCTAAGGATTTTAAGATAAAATTGGTTTGTGTTTTTTAATGTGGAGAAAAAAGTGACTTTATTACGAATTGTTGACGCAAAGCCAAACGACTTTTTAAGTCTTCCAAAAAACAGCCTGATCACATCGGATCAAGCTGCGGCGGCACTTAACTTGCAACCTAACACATTGGCAATTTGGCGAACAACAAAAAAATACTCTCTACCCTACATTAAAGTAGGCCGTCGAGTTTGCTACCGGGTCGGGGATATTTTGGAATTTTTAGAATCTAGGACTCAAAACATTTAGGCATAAAAAACCCCAATGCAACCGAAAGGATTGATTGGGGTTTTCTTATTTCCAATAAATTACTGCAATAATTTATTGAAGTTGTTTTTATTAACTTAGTTTATTCAATGATGATAATAAATAAACCGGGGCTATTGTCCCAAAAAAGCAAAAAAAGCGCAACCCTTCAGACATAAAAAAGCCCGCTACGACCATGCAAGGAAAAGCAACAAAACCAAGCCGGGAGCGGGCAGGCCAGATTATAACAGAAACGCGCCTGCGTGATACAACATGCGCCCACCAATGTCAACATTTTTGCACACAAAAAAAATCATCATTTTATTGATTAAACCTGTTGACTTTAATCTGTGATGGTGTACAATGTTCACCAAGTCGAGCAATTCAGCACGGCACCTACCGGAGAGACAACATGGCTAAGATGACCGCAGCAGCAGCAAACGAAGCCCGCGACCTGATTAACAAGGGATTTATCAAGGTTACTTTAAAAGGTTGTGAGGCCGTTGTTTATTACGGCATCAACGAAGATGGAAGCGTATCGGCGCGAGGCTATGTTGGCGCATCTATAAAAGCAAAATTTTTCAACCTTTACACAAGCTTGAACGCGGCCGCCAAATTGATTGCAAAATGGCAAGCCGAATTACAGAAAAACTTTTCTTATCGGCAAGAGCAAAAGCAAAAGCGTAAAGAGTTTAAGCATACCCTTGTTGAAGGGGATATTTTGAAAGCAATCTGGGGCTACGATCAAACAAACGTAGATTATTATCAGGTGACTCGCGTAGTCGGCGGGGCATCCGTTGAGATTCGGAAAATATGCAAAGTTCGTGAGGAAACCGGCTACATGTCTGGAACTTGCGCCCCTGCACCCGGTGAATTTATCAGTGAGCCTATGATTCGGCGCGTAGGCAATGGAAATTGTGTACGGGTTGATTGCGCCACCGCGTCTCCTGCCAAGTTCCAAGAAATTGCAGGGATAAAAGTCTATGGCGTTGATGAATGGACAGCATACGCCTAATTACCACCAAGCCCCGACCACCATCGGGGCATTGATAAAAATAGTTGACTTTATCCTGCCATCCCGTACAATCAACCAATGCCCGGCATGTCGCCTGGCTCAACCGGAGGAAAAATCATGAAAATCAAAATCTGTGCCGAAAACGCTGAAAAAATCAACAAAATCCTTGCCGACGTAAACGGCAAGGCAACCGAGCACACGTACACCAGCTGGATAGAGCTTGAGATGTTATCAATGGCGGCTGAAAAGGCCGCTCTCAAGCTCCTTTCAAAAAAAGAGGCAATCGGTGCCGAATACGTTTCGACCTCCGGTGCAAAATTACCAAACTCATATAATCACCCCAGAAAAGTCACGAACATTAAGATTGTTCGAGGCTCTTCCGCTTGGTTTCTTGTAGCGGTGTCATCCTCTCAAGCCTGGAACGCTGAGGGTCACAAGCGCCTGATTCTGACCGCCGAGCAAGACCGCCTAGCGGTTGAGCGGTTTCGGAATCAGTACGCGACAATTTAATTACATCGGCCAGGGACGGCCACAACCGGAGAAAAAGCAATGATCACTATTAAAACCGTAAACAAAACCGGATTGTCAGAGATTCGGGAGTTTTTAAGCAATACCCACGTGTTGTGAGATCGCGCAGGATTTGACAGTCTTGTTTATATTAGGGCATGGGCTCAAGAAGCCGAGTTCCAAATGAGCGAAGGAAACCCACCCACGATTGAAATTCGGTCATGGGATAGCCTTACCGGAAGAACTGAACTTTATACAATCTCTGATGCGGGAATCAGCACAGAAATAATTAATAATTGAAGTAATCAGGCAATCCGCCGAGCCTGTTTCAAATCGGCGGAAAAATACAGGAAAAAACAATGACCGAAACAAAAAGAAAAGGCCGCCCCGCTCTCGGAGAAAAAACCCGAGTTCTGGCATCCATTACGCTTGAGCCCGCCGAGCTTGATTACGTGTCGAGCCAAGATGTAAAAAAGTCAATTTATATCAGCCGGTTGATTAAGGCTGATATGATCAAAACCGCTAAGAAGCTCTCTAAGGAGCTTCAGGAAAGCTAAAGAGGCTTTCAAGGTCCTTAAGGGCTGCCCCAGACTTTACAGTGTTGGTGGTAGCCCTCAAAACTTGCCAGCCTAAAATAACGGCTGCGTTTCCTTTCTCAATGTCCTGCACGATCCCTGAGCCCCGCCCGTGTCGCCCACCTGACCACACGCCCCCTTCGACTTCTACCGCTATCCGGTAATCCGGCCAGGCAAAATCGAACCGCCACCGCCGCGACGGGTGGAACCTGTACTCTCTGACCGGTACAGGCAAGCCAGCCGCTTTGATCTGAAAGGCTAGAGTTTCCTCGAGATTACTTTTCACGTTCCCGCAATTCCTGAAGAGCCTGAAACCGCGCCGCCGTTTCGGGGATCCCTTCGGCAACTTTGATCGCGACACGCTCACAGAATGCGTCCTCTATAGCCGCAACTCTAAAAGGAAAATGTTGTTTCAGCCATGCTGCATCCTCCTCCCATTTTTCGAGTGTGTCAGCCATTCAGGATTGCCCTCACCTTTTCCACCATATTAATTTCACCTTTTTCACGCCACCGTTCGAGCCATTCCCGCCCGGTTTTGCGGCTAGGTAGAGAACGGATAAAACGAACGCGACAAACCACACAAAGCCAGTTATAAACAGGCCCATTATGATTGCACTCCGCCTTGTTCATTTTTCCTGATCGTCAATTCCAAAACCGCGAGAGCGTTCCACGCTTCATGAGCCAGATGCAACAAGCCAGAATCTTTATCGTGGACTTCCCGCCCGGCCAACATGTGCCGAAGCTGCGCCGCCCGGTAGCGCGTGACCCCATCCTGGACGTATTGCCAGCCGCCCGGAGAGTATTTCCGCGCCCCAAAATCTGATACTTCAGCAACCGCATTCAAGGCCCGCGAAAAATCTAGCAGAAGGTCTGCCCTGATTTTTCCCGCGTCTAGCTTTGCGCCTGGTTCTGATGGAGCTAGGCCGGTGGGGTCTTGTTCCTCGTGTCCATCCATAATTATTTTTACTGTTGACCCTATTTCTTTAATATCACGGTAATTATCGTATAAATGCGCCATGCATTCATCATAAGAATCAAACTCATAACAATCATTATGCCATCCGTCTTCATTGTCTATTGATTCTGATAAAAATGTCCATTTTTTTATTATGCATTCATGCATGTAATGCAATATTTTTATAGAAAAATTTTCTTTTCCCTTATTACGTATTGCTTTATATTCATATTGAATTATTCTGCTCATTTTCCCGTACTCCCAAACCCGCCCGCACCTCTGTCAGTATCTCCCAATTCTTCAACCTCAAGCAATTCAGCCTGAAAAATCGGCATTATCACGCCTTGCGCGATTCGCTCGCCCGGATAAATAACGAGCGGGTTATAACCATCGTTTGTAAGCTTTACAGATATCGCGCCTCGGTAATCGGAGTCAATCACCCCGACACAATTTGCAAGCCGAACATCGTTATTAAACCCGTGACCCGACCGGGAAAACACGAGCATAACAAAACCCTCGGGTATTTCCACCGCTATGCCGGTGTTGATTTTCAGGGGCACATAGTTTTTTACTTCCGCTGGTGCAAAATCCAAAGGCGCAAAAAAATCAAACCCCGCCGCCCCGTCTGTTGCGTATTTTGGGGTTATAGCTTCACAGATAATCTTTTTATATTTTAGTTTCACTTTAAAGCCCTCGCGGCTATCACGTCGAGATAAAATCTCGGCCCCTCTTTAGTGTAATTTTTTAACCACGCGATTTGTAATCTTTTTGACCTTTTCCACTTGTAAAGCTTTTTATTTCTGGATATTGTCATTTTGTCACCTTTTTATCCTGAAAAAAATCAGGATTTTTTAATATAAAATCATTTTTGGCATTTTCAAGCATTTGCCAGGCAATTACAGCAGCCCGCGTATTTTTCATGTTTTTTATTTCTTTTTTTATTTCTTTTTGTGTTTTTTCTAAAAATTCATCAGGGTTGTTTTGCATTTCCTCATAGATTTCATTGATTGTAGAATTTACAAAATCAGCAATTTTTTCAAAATTCATTGTTTACCCCGTTACTTTCAAAAGAATCAATTAATTTAATAATATCCCTAAGCTGAAAAATTGTAAGCTTTTGGGATTCGATTGTTTTTATGATGTTGTAAGAATGTTTAATATATTCATCCCTTACCAAGCATAATGCTTCGTGCTCTTTCAATCTCTCCTCTGATGACTTTTTGAAAACACGCGCTGATAAATAAACTGATCCTATCTCTTTTCCGTCTGCTTTTCGAACTTTGGCCCCATCATCAGTTTCAAATCGAGAGGCCGTTACCCGCTTTACCCTATAAACCACAAAATCAGGCTGATATTTTCCGGATGGTTTCCAGCCCCGGTTGAAATAATTGGCCTCAACAAAATCACCGACCTTAATATCCATAAACATTGCTTTATGCCCTCAAAAACCCTTAAAAATCTCAAACCTGTCTAGCCTGGTGCATTCCGGACATTTGACGCCGGATCGCTGGTAGCCGCCCTCAGATGGAAACATTTTACATGTGCACTTGTCAACTTTTTTTAACAAGCTCGCCGCCGCTTCGTGGTCCTCGGGTGTTGCTGAACCGTCCAAGATTCGCATAAGCGCCCGGTCCTCTCCCCTCTTTCTTTCGTCAATCCGTCTGTAGCTCGATCTAAGCGATGATTCTGTCATAGCCATTCATCCGTATCAGTTTCTAAATTTTGCGCTTCCTGATGGCTCTCAAGTGCCTTGCTTGCGGTTTTTGCGTCCATTCTCCGCTCCATTTCCGCCAGCTCGCCGTGAACCTTGTCCCAATCTACCGAAATTGGTTCTGGGTTTAGCATTTTTTTCAGAGATGCCACAAACTCAAGCGCTGCCCCCCTTGCCTGATGGGTCTCTGCGCTTGCCAGTAATCCGGCCACGTTCACGGGCTGCTGGTATTCCGCCGCCGTCAAGTAGAGCACCGCCTGATCCTGACTCAAACGCCCAAGCCTAACCGCCTCGCTCACCACGTCCTGGACATCACGCCCCGACCACCCTCGTGAGAGTTCCCAAACAACCGGCCTACCTTGCGCCCGGTTTTGTTCACAAAGCCGCTCGTATGCGCTTTTGAAAGCCATTCGCGCCCCGATTCGGTCGCCGTCATCAAGCAATGGCGATGCCACCGCCCAAGCTTCGGCCATTTCGGTTGACCACACAATTGATTGATCCTCGCTCGTTGGCATCAATGCCCAGGCTTCGTCTGCCCCAATCCGTTGCTGTTGCGGGGTGTGCCGCTCAATCTGAGCAATCAGGTCGGCGGGCTTCGGTGGAAACTGCCCGCGCTGAGAATCCGTCATGTGTGCGTCGATTGCGCCCAGGATAATGGCTAGGGGGTAGGCTGACAGTTGCCGAAAGGCCACCGCAATGGCTCGTTCTGACAGCGGTTTGTGAAAATCCCAGGCCGCCCCAAATGTTTCCGAGAATTTTTTATAGTCTGCTTTATTCATGCGTACATACTCCCTCAAAAAAATCATCGTCATCTTCGCCAAAAAGCATAATCCGGGCGCGTTCTTCGGCTTCCTGGTTTAACTGCCCCACTGTTTTCCGCTCGTATTTTTTCGAGCTTGCCGTATCCGCCTGCCGCCTGACCCAATTCCGAAATGTCGCATTCCAATCCAGCTTTGTGCCCTTTTGCCCCGGTAGGCTTGTCCAGTAATCCCGGAATCCATCCGTCACTCGGTCAACCGCTGTCGGTGATGTGTTGAGTTCACGAGCCGCCCATAGTTTCAGGTCGGCGGATGGTTTCCAGTCAGGGGGCAAGCGTGTGGCCCTGATTTTTTTTGCTGGTTGTGTGAACAAAGCAGGGGGGGAAGCTTCACGCGCGTTATTATTCTGTTCAATACTCTGTTCTATATTCTGTTCAATACTCTGTTCTTTGCGGGTTCCCGAATCAGGAACCCCCCCCCTTCCCGAATCAGGAACCCCCCCCCTTCCTAATTCGGGAACCGTTCCCGGATAAGGAACCGTTCCCAATTCGGGAACCGTTATTGTGTACTCTGCTGCCCGGTTGCAGCCGCCGTCATTGCCTGATTTTTGCAGCCAGCCAAGTTTAACAAGTTCACTTGTTGCCGTGCTGATTTTTGCTAGTGAGTATCCGCAGCGTTGAGACAAAACAGAGCGCCTGACAGAAGCAAGCCCGGTGCTCTTGTTTCGGTAGGAAAATAAAGCGATTAGAACGCGAGTCTGAATCAGGCTTAAACGATGATCCAAACTGATCTCAATTGGAACAATCGAGATGATAGGCTCACCATTCCCGTGGTGGGTTTGATATAATGATTCGGTCATTTGACTCCTAGACAGTCATTATTGATAGGAACCCTCGGGATCGTCACAATCCTTAGGGTTCCACCATTATACCCCATTCAAGGAGCCGCGCCGCGCTTATAGCTCCGCGTTTTGCCCTCTCCCACCGTCTCAATTCCCCGCTGATACCGCCGCAAACCAGGCTCCGCGCATATCTCCCGGATTGCGTTTAACTCGCTAGTTTTAAGCAGGCCCAGACGTTCAGCAATTTGAGCGGGGTACATGCCGCCTTGACGGAGGCAAATAACTTGTGATCTGGTGGTCACGTCAAGCCGCGCTATTTTGTTGTTGTGTTTCATTTTTTGTCTAAGTTCCAGGCAATGTTAAAAGTTTCCCCATCTTTTTCTTTCATGCCTATTTGAATATAAGAATGACTATTATCGTCATGATATTCAAAATAGGAATATGTTTTGACATTGTCAAATTTTCCATATTTATGGGATGATAGCTCTCCTGTGGATGTGTAATAATTGCCCTTTACAAAATAACCACTCCAGTCACCTTTAAAATAAATTGCTTCTGATTGGTCAAAAGCTATTATTATAAATTCAACGCCATCATTAACGTTGTGACGCAATAATCTGAAGGTGTTTTTTTTGCTTTTATAAAGTTCTTTTAGTGTTTCGTGTAGTTTCATATAATCACCATATAACAGGCACAAACTCATAACCCGGTAAAATCAATTCTATAAACTGACCGAGTTTCCAATTAATGCGACGCGCCCACCAGTTAAGTGGGTTTTTTATAACCAGTTCATCCATTTTGCGCTCGCATTCTGTCACCGTTTCATTACTCAATGTTGTCATATTGTTTATTAAATAAATAGTTTCAGAGCGTATCAGTTCAATCTCGTCTTCTAAATCTTTCTGCTCTTTTTCCCTTTTCTTTTGCCGTTGCTCATCATAGATTTCTTTTACTGATTCGTTTTTGCATTCTGGGACAAAAGGATCAAGCCCCATGGCTCGCCGTTTCAGCCCCACTTGTTCATGGCTTCGGTTCAATATTGTTGCTATCTCAATATCAGTCTGGTGGCCGCAATTGTCGCGAATGTAATTAAGTTCCTGATCTGTCCACCGTTTAACCTTTATGATTTTTTCTCCTAAAATTGACGCTGAAGCTCGCTGTTTCTGCCTGTTTGAATTTCGACACGTGCGGCATGTCCCTACAATCCTGGTTTTTTTTGTCCACTCGTGAGAGGTCCAGAAAAACTTGAGGTCGTAGGTTTTTTTACAACACAGACAGGTTTTGTGTTCTGGTCCTGAAATTGATTCAAGTTCAGATAAAATTCGTTTTATTTTAAACCTGACACCATTTGAAGTCCGGTCAAGCTCGGCCCCGAGTTCATAAATACTCATTTTTTTGTAATTTAAAATTAAAAAATCAATATCTCTCTGTGTCCATTTTCTTTCATTTCTTTTTATCATGGTTTATATCTCCATTTGCTTATTAAAAGTCAGCCTTTTTGGGCTAAACAAGTCTTGTTGTTTATAAGCCTGCTCAATACGCTTGCAAGCATTATCAAAATGCACCTGATCCCGCTCGATGCCTGTAAAATGACACCCGAATTTGACCGCAGCCACCCCGGTTGTACCTGACCCCGCAAAAGGGTCTAGTATGGTTTGCGGTCGCCCCATCAAATCAATGCACCATTCCATCAGCTCGATGGGTTTCTGCGTCGGGTGCACTTTCTGAGCCTCGCGCCGGGTATGCGTCGGGGGCATGACTTCCCTGATTCGCGCATTGTCATCCCAGGAGCACCATGCCATCTCGCACTCGGCAAACGTTCGCCCACGCAAGCCGCCGCCTTTGTCCCACACAAGGAACATGCGCGACGGGGGCAGAGTAAAATAGTTCCCGCCCCAGACTATAGAGCGGTCGGCTTTTTCAATGGCTTGCAAGACAAGCTCATGAGGTGGCCGGTCGTCCCAATCAATCAGGTCGGTAAGGCTTTTCCAGTGGTTTGCCCACCTACCCCCGCCGTTTAACTTTTTCCCCAGCCCATACGGCGGATCTGTAATGAGCGCATCGAACCGCCCAAGCTCCGGCATGGCTTCGGCGCAATCGCCGTGGATCATGATGCAATCACCTATAATTTCTCGTTTCATTTTTTCCTCTTTCCAATCACATGCCAAGGCAGGTCAGGACGCATGTCCTGGACGGATACAGCTCCGTCCGTAGCCTCGTGGATCTTCAAGGCCACCTGAGCCGGTATAGTGGACGATCTGAGCCAGGCTAGAACGTTCTGCCTGTTGCAGCCAATCCGCCGCGCCAAGTCACTCTGAGAGCCCAGAAGCTCTATGGCCCGCAAGATGTGCGGGTTTTCGTAAATGTCGTTTTCCATCGTAGCAATTCCTAATCACAAAAAACAAGGGGGAAGCGTGAAAATTATTTTACAGATTTTTGTAAAAAAGTGTTGACAAGATTCGTGGACAGTCTAAAATGCTCACCAACGCCAAGGCAATCCCGCCGAGGCAGGAACCGGAGAGCAGGCATGACTAAATTGATAGCAAAAAAAGACGGCACATTTCAAGTTCTGCATTCAGCAGAACATCAGGCAATTTTGGCTTTTGCTGAAGCGATAGCAAAACGCCATCAGTTTTCTATCTGGCCCGGATACGTTCCAAGTCATTAAAAACAACAGCATTGCCTCGGCAATCCCGCCGAGGCAGGAACGGAGGATTAAGACATGAACGCATACAACACCGCCGCCACCGCCACCGCCACCGCCAGCTTAGTTCTTGACTGGGCATTTTCACTGCCAGCTCACATGATGTGGGTATCCGCTGGCGGAGGGACGTTTAACGTGTTGGCGGGTGCTGTAGCTTGTCATGCTGGCGTAAGCTTTGATCAGGCGCATGACGCGCTTGATCAAGTGGGTGGCCCCGACTGGCGGGACGCGTTGTGGACCCGCAACCATCTGAACGATGGTGACGGGGTAGACGCAACTGGCGTCGCCAAATTTCTGGCCCGGCAGGCTCGCCGGGTTGGGGGTGCGGCATGATAAAATTTATTGAAATTTTTGCTTTGGTTTTAATCGGGGCAGTTATGGCCTATGCGTTTTTGGGGATGATCTGAGGAAATTTATGATAGAGATGATTTTGATTGTTGTTGTATTTATTCTAATCGTTGGCGCGTTTCTTTCTATAGAGGCGTTCTACGATCTTAAGTTTGATGAATTGTGTGAGGGTTGTAGTGATGATGAAACTGAAGACGCTTCGGGAGATGCTCCTGCGGTCCCGAATCAAAAAGATTGAGCGGTTAGAAGCGGAGGCCGCGCTGGAATTTGAGGCGGTTTCAAAAAAAATTGAATACTTAATCCACGAGCGGAATCGGCTTAAGAGAGAGCTGAAAGATTAGCAAAAACCATCAAGTCGGGAGTGATGGCAAAAACCCCGGAGACCGGACAGAGTGCGCCTACGTTTCACTATGTTTGAACCTCCAGCGAATACGCGGGCCGGTCAATTTTTTATATAACAGGGAAATAAACCATGTATGTTAAAACTGTTCAAATAATGTTTATAGCGGTATGGTTTGTCTATTTTATAGATTTTACTGTTAGCCATTTTAAGAGCGATTGTAACTTGTGGATAATCATTATAATGTATCCTTTTGTTATATTTGCATGGATTATATTTTCATTTCAGACTGTATTTTTTATATTGGAGATATTTAAATGATTGTGTACGATCACCCGCAAGGGTCAGAGGAATGGTTACGGGCAAGGGCTGGCAAAATCACGGCCAGCATGTTTAAGGTTGCCAGAGAGAGGGTCGGGGGGCTTACGGCTCAACAATCGTCATACGTGTACGCGATTCGGTCAGGATTAGATCAAGCTACCGCGCTGAAAATATCGGGCTACAAAAAGGCCCCCACGTCTGAGACAATCACACGCGCTCTAGCCGGTGAAAAAGTTGGCACGTTTTCCGAAGCCGCGAAGAATTACGCCTTCAAGGTCGCGGTTGAAAGCATAAGCGGGCTGCCCCTAGACGAAGGTTTTCAGAGCTGGCAAATGCGACGCGGCCAGGAACTGGAGCCAGAGGCTCGTGACGCATACGAGCGTCGGTCGGGTAACTTGGTAGAACTGGCGTCTTTCGTCACAACTGACTGTCAGACTTTTGGTTGTTCAGCTGATGGACTAATAGACGATGATGGCGGGCTTGAGATAAAATGCCTTGTCTCACCCGAGGCAATTCGGGGGGCCATCCTGGATCACGACATCACCGCGTGGCACGATCAAGTACAGGGGGGCATGTGGATCACTGGCCGCGCATGGTGGGATTTTGTGATCTATTGTCCCGCGCTGGCAGGGGTCAATCGTGAGCTAACAATCTGGAGGTGCGAACGTGATCAAGCGTATATTGATTCGCTTGAAACTGACTTAAATGAGTTTGTAGAATTGGTTAATTCGTATATCAAAAAACTGGAGTCATAAAAATGCAAAAAATTCAACGTATAACCCAGCCGCCCGTCGAATCCATTGGGCAAACCCCAAACATTCAGGTCGGTCTTACTTCGCTTCAGGGGTTTGAGTTGGCTCAACGTGCCGCTCAGCTTCTATCAAGCTCCACACTTGTCCCCACTACGTATCGGGAATACGTAGAGAAAAAGACTAGGGACGGAACGCAAATGGTGCAAAATAAAAGTGCGCGAGCAAATTGTGTGGTCGCCCTGAACATGGCAGCGAGAATGAATGCTGATCCGCTTATGATCATGCAAAATCTTCATATTATTGAGGGTCGCCCGTCTTGGTCTAGCCAGTGGATTATATCGGCAATCAATAATTGTGGTCGTTTTTCTCCGCTCCGTTATGACCTGATTGATCTTGGTGAAAAAATAGTTGATTATACTGTAACAGAATGGGTCAACGGCTCAAAAAGTGCGCGCTCTAAAAGCGCAAAAATTCAGAACTTGCAGTGTGTTGCATGGGTTATTGAAAAATCTTCGGGAGAGCGTTTAACTTCTCCGGCTGTATCAATAGAAATGGCAGTCAAAGAGGGCTGGTATTACAAGGCTGGCTCAAAATGGCAAACAATGCCTGAGGTTATGCTTAGATATCGTGCCTCTAGTTTTTTTGGGAAATTGTACGCGCCCGAGCTTTTAATGGGACTTCCGGCTGTTGAGGAACTTCACGACATATACGACGCTGTGCAAACTGAGTCAGGTGCGTATTCGGTAGAACCTGAAGCCGATCAAAACCCAATCAAAAGCGCAAACCCGCCAGAATCAAAGGCTGAAGCCGCCCAGGAGGCTGAATTGGGGGAAACCGATCAAGAAAGTGATGGGGATGTTTACCAACTTGTAAACACAGAAACCGGAGAGATTACCGGCGATGTTGACCCGTATGAGGATTTGAAGCTGGCCCTGAGCCAATGTACGCGCCGTGACGAGGTGCGGGATCTTGTCAGGCAATTGACTACAGAGCAGAAAAAGAATCAAGAAATCAGAAACCTGTGCACCGCTCGCGGCTCGGAATTGGGAGAATAAAATGAACGATTTAGACGCGCTTTTTGACGAAGTTGAGACCGCAACCACCACCACGCTTCCAGATCTTGTTGTGGAAATATCCGGCATGGTCAGGCACTCAAACCTTGACCAATTCAAGGCCGCCGCCCTTGTGGTTTTTGACGGAATCAAGACGGACCTGAAAACTGATGAAGACTTTGCCGAGGCCGAAGAAACGGTGAAATGGTGCGGAGAGGTAGAAGCAAAGTTGAAGACCGCAAAACAAACCGCGCTGACTCAAACCGCATCAATTGATTCATTATTCAAAACTGTTGACGAACTGACAGAGATTTGCAGGCAGAAACGCTTGACCGTTGAAAAGTTGGTAAAGGCCCAAAAAGAGACGATTAGGGCCGACCTTATCAAGGCTGCATCAAGTCAGATTGAATCTTATTGTTTAAACCTAAATAATTCATTGCCAAAAAAAACATGTGTTACTGTTTCTTTTGATTTTTATAACGCAATCAAAGGCAAGAAAAGCATAAAATCTTGCGAGCAGGCCATTCAAATTGAATCCGCTAGGGCAATTGCAGATGCAAACCAAACAGCCGAGATAATCAAAAGCAATTACGCGCTTCTGGTTGAACTTGATGCCGTTGACCTTGTTCCTGATTTTTCCACGCATTGCTTGAACTCTCCCGAGTCAATCCGGGAGCTGATTGAAACCCGAAAAGCCGCCGCTGCTGCCAGAGCTGAAGCCGAGCGGGAAAAAATCAGGCAGGAGGAGCTTGCCAAAATTGCCAGAATGGAAGCCGAAGAAAAGCGCAAGGCTGCCCAGGAGGCCGCAAGGCTGGCGGAAGCTGAAGCGCAAGCCGAGGCCAAGCTCCAAGCGGATGCCGAGCTTTCACGCGCCCTTCAGGCCCATCAGCCTGAGACCATGGAAGATGTCGAGGCAATGCAATCGGCTGAAGCCAGGCGCAAAGCCGAAGCCGAAGCAAAAGCCGCCAAGGACTCAATAAAACATGCCGCCGTACTTGACTACGCGCCCGTAATTGCCGAGTTCCTGAAAGCAAAAATTCCAGAAAAGGAATCAAGCAGAATCAGGGCTATTCTGATTGAATATGAAAAGTTTAAGTCAATTTACAAGGAGGCAGAATAATGGCACAACGTGGAGTAAACAAGGCAATTCTTTTAGGCCATATCGGCAACGATCCGGAAATCAGGACTACTCAAAGCGGGGACTGTGTTGCGAATTTTACGGTTGCGACCTCCGAGGTTTGGACCGATAAAAACGGGACAAAGCAGGACAAAACTGAATGGCATAAAATCGCGGCTTTTGGAAAAATAGCTGAGATAATTCAAAAATACACGCACAAAGGTAGCAAAATCTATCTGGAGGGACGGCTACAAACGCGCAAATGGACGGCCCAAGATGGCAGCGACCGTTATGCAACTGAGATCGTAATGAATGAGGTTCAATTGCTAGACCGGAAAGAAACGGATGGAAACGGCAACCGGCCACAACAAACAAGGCCCGCCCAGGCAAACGGCAACCGATCGCCGCAACAACCGGCGGTGCTGGATTACGATGACGATCTATCTTTTTAATTGAGGAAAAGCAATGAACACAGAATGGTCTGATATTTTGAGCACTATCATTAATCACCCCGGCCTGACCTCGGCTGAGATAGCCGAAAAGATGGAGATTAAAGGCTACTACCGGACGATGAAAAGCACCGAGGCCGCTGAAAAAGTTGCAAAAATATGTAACAAACTCCGCGACAAATCACAGGTTTATTCTGCTAAAATAAAGAGCCCTGTGACGGGGCAGACGGTAAACGCATGGAGCGCAAATCCGCATCGGCCAATTGTTGAGGCTGACCCGGTTGAAGTTGTTCAAGATCCCGTACAGGTTAAAACCGTAACGGATTCAAGGCCATGCTGTGAGCCGTTGCAGAAAAAACCGGAGCTGGTTGAAGATGTTCAAAAGCCAACACAGTCACGATCTTATGTGCTGCGTCCTTTAACGTTTTCTATCACAAACGGCCATTATGAAAATGAAATTGAGCTGAGAGGTTCAACCGCCGTGATTGCGTCGAAAACCTTTTTGTCATTTGAGTCTATTGAGCAAGTGGACGATTTTGCTAATGCAATCAAGCAAGTTTTGTCCTACGCGGCTTGATCTTTTGAAGTGACAGCCGGGAAAGACCGGCACTGAATTTATGAACTGATGGGATGCACCCCCTAGCTGTTGGCCCGGTAGTCGGGGAACCTGACACGTAGCCATTGAAGGCGAGTCCACGACGGTGGGAGACACAGAGAGATATGCAGTGACAGCGTGCATGACAGCCGGGAAAGACCGGCACCCATTATGAATTAGGCTAATTCCGCCGTTTAGGAATCGCGCCAGCCGTTACTATGGCCTAGCCTGATTCTTTATGAGTATTTCAACAAAAGGAGCTATTTTTATGAAAAAAGCAATCATTGCCGCAATTCTGACCGTTTCATCAACCTCCCACGCGTTGCCCGTTATTTACGGGGCTGACCAGTGCGGCTCTATTCCGCTGCCCGGTGTTAACAGTCAGGATCTTCGAATTGAATGTTTAGGCTATACGCCATTTGACCCGGCAAACCCGACAAAGAGCGGGATTGCAAGCGTTTTAAGAATTAACGCGCCCGGTCAGAATACTCAAAACGGGGTCGCAAATCTGGGGTGGGGTCAGACAAGCCAGACAAACGGTTATTCTATTGGTGTGCAAGGCATAGCCGAGAGTTCAGGTTCCCTGAATGGCGTGAGGGGCGGAAAATTTGAGGGATACACTACCGGGACGGGTGACGACGTTGCAGCCGTGCAGGCTCTTGTGGGGGGCTCTAAATCAATTGATTTGAGCCAGCCTAATATATTAAGAGGTGTTTACGTCAAGGCTCGTGCAAGTCTGCCAAACCCTCAACCTGTTGACGCCGGTATTGAGCTGGTAAAAGAACAAGGCGCAAGCTTTACGGCGGGCATTAAACTCAATGGCGCATCCCTTGAGCTTGACGACAATCATCGAATAATATCAGTTCCAAACGCCGGTATATGTTTGCAGTATCGCCCGAACGTTAACGCCGCCTGGAGATAATTAGTTGTAGCGCCATCACAGAGAATGAGTTAGGCGTTCCCGGCCGACTGCAAAAGATGGCGCGTTTTTATATGTGAATAAAAATATGAAATTATCGCCCCACGCATCCCGTAAATTGTGGGATATTTTATCTCACGCCGAAATTCAGCACCAGTTAAACGGGGCTGACTTGGCCGAACTGTTAAAGCGCAAAGCAAACCGGGAAAACGGGCAAACCAAAAAACTATTATTGCAAATTGCCAGCTTTGGCAATCCGGGTGCGTCTGAATGGATAGGTTATTTTGTAAATTGGATGAATGAAAAGGAGAAGAGGCAGTGAAACCCCAAACCGAATACCGGCCGGCATTGCGCCTGATCATTGACGAATTGCCTCCGCTCAATAGAAACCTATGGCTGGTGAATAGTTATGGCGTTGGTTATAAGGGCCCGTGGAGACCGGGAGAGGGGGTTATAGCCTGGTGCCCTCTCCCGGATTTTACGCCCGAACAAAAAACCCGCCTCGATTGTTTAAGGCAGGTCGGAGTTGATCTTACTTGCCTGATCCCTGAACCGTCTCAGAGCGCCGCTGTTTAACGAAAAGCCCAATAACTGACACCAGGGCCGCCGCGCCCTGAATAATGGCTGTCGCGTGTTCTGGTGAGATATTGACCCCAAAAAGAGTCAGGAGCCCGACAAGACCCGCGACGGTGGAAGGTTCAAGAGCTAATCCAATCTGATAACCGTTCATATTTCCTCAAAAGCTTTTAAGCTGAAAATGCATTCCATCAGGTTTGCTCCACGTTCCGCCCCAATCAAACGAGCCAGTATCGGTAAAACAGGCCACAAGTTCCTTTGACATAGTCGGCTTTTTACCGAATCCGTTTGTTGAGGCGTTGATATCTATTGCCAGGCCCCAAGCGTGCATACTCCATGATGTACCACCGCGCTTCTGCCGGACCAGATAACAGCCGTTCCATTCTTTCACCTGATCAAGCAGGCCCCGCTTGATGATGTTTGCAAACGCCTTTTTCAGCGGTTCAACCATCAGCAAATTACAATAAACCCGCTTCGGTAATTTGCCTTGAGCCAATTCCGGAGGCACTACCCAGAGCGTCATATACCTGCCCTCTGTCCCGGTTCCTGGACGACCAAACCTGTTAAGACATTGTCCTGATGTGATCATTTATTCACCTTTTAAATATGTTTCCAGACGGCATTAATTGGGGTCTTATCAAACCACCCCGGACCGCTTAGGGTTTCCACCTGTTTAATGATCTGGTGCATTTGCTCACCGACCGTTTCAAGATTATAAATACTCCGCGCTCGTTCCGCTATTTTGGCTCGGTTCAAACCTTCCACGCTGTTGATTGCGGCCAGATAATCACCGAGCGTATGACAGCGGTAGCCGGTCTCACCGTGGATCATTATTTCATGGAATGCGCCATAATCCGAGCACAATACGGGAGTGCCGCACAATTGCGATTCAATCCCGGAATTACAGAGCGGCTCAATATAGGTAGTCGGGCATAGCATCGCATAAGCGCCCCCTACAAGGTCAGAGCGGTATGCACCAGTTACGGGAGGTAGATATTCAAGGTTTGGAATATCGGGGCTGAAAAACGGCCTGGGATCGCCCTCGCCACATATAATGACCGGCATATCAACATGCCTTGCAATCTCCCGGACCGTATACAGGCCCTTGCATTCAGTGATTCGGCCAAAATAGAGCAGATAATCACCCGGCTTTTCTTGGACTTTCCAAAGGTCAATATCATGCCCCATAGGACACACCCACTCGTAAGCGTTGCCAGGAGTCTGCGCCTTGCCATGATGCCAAGACAACCAATGATAAGTCTCATATACCCTAAGCGGGAAAGCGCAATCAGGATACCCGATGCCTATTTCCAAATGGAAAGCTTGAGGAAATAACCCACCAAGATCGGCATGAGCTTTGCCAAAAGGATGGCAGATGATGTCACCCGGTTGCACGCGCTTTGATAGCTCAACTTTCAAACGTTCTGAAAATTCACGATGCAAGCTCGTGTTAATCGAGTGCGGTACGCCCGGCGATTCAATGTCGGTCAATTTCCTGAGGTCAAGAAATTGATCACGAGTCAGGATTGGAACATATTCGCTTGATTCCGCCTCGCTGCCCTCGTTTGAGTATTCAATTACCTCATGCCCAAACGGCAGCATCATTTTTCCAAAACGCAATACACGCCCGGTAAAGGCGCAATGTGAATAGTCCGCGTTTGCAATCGTGTGAAATAAACCCAATAAATGTAGTCTTGCCATGTTGCTTTATTCCTGTTTTATGATTGCCCTAATTTTCTGGCGATTTCGTTTCCCATACGCAAGCTGCCGTCATTGCTTAAATGGGTTCCGTCTTCGCTTATCCACACATCTTGATTAAAATTGAATGGCGGAAAATTGCCATCATATTCTAAATCAATCACTGGGCACGAATAGCGCTGTGCAATGCCGCGAACAACATTATTCATTGCGGTTATTTGGGCTTTTTGGTCTGGCGTTATATCGCGGGGCTGCGGAGGAGAAACAGTTGTATTTCTTGCGTTGTGTTGATACATCAAAATTACATATACCTGCGCGTTTGGTAGAGCCGTGATTATTTTTTGAATCATTCCAGCAAAAACCGCAGCGTATGTGTATCCGGCCGGGACATTCCCCGCGTAATAATCAGCATTGGAAATGCTTGTCAGATTGGTTAACGCGACATCGTTTGCCGTTCCCAATGGTGTTAATCCGATTCCAGAAGCCGTCCCAAACCCGGCTATTGTCGTTTTATCGTTGATGCCTCCAAACACAAACACGACATCGGGAGCATAATAAATAAGGTCATCACAACGTGAATATATTGAGTTTGTGGCGGTATTTGTGCCGATACCCACAATCGGCTGGACAAGGGTCCCACCTACGGCGGTGGGTCTGTGTCCGCCAGTCCCTGTAATGGTTTCCGCGCTGTTCCAATAAAAACCATAGCGGTTAACTAGAAAAGGTTCCCACGGACGATTCACACTCATGCTATCGCCTAAGAACGCCACTTTTTTATTGAAAAACCGAGTCTGGCCCCAAAAATCCCAATTGTGTACTGGGGCTAGTGTCCATTCTGGTTTTGTTTTTGCTTTGTAGTAATACGGCTGAGTCGCATAAAGCTCTCCCGCAATGCCTTGATAGTTTGTTATCCCTACCGAAAGGTCGCCTGAACTATTTGCTGTATAGGTATAGTTAAATTCAAGAAGCCTCTCCACGCCCGCCTTAAGGTAAGGATAGTATTGGCTTCCAAAAGCATCAATTCTAATCTGAATATCTGTTGTTGACTTGATTTTAAACGCCATATTCAGCGTTTCCCCAGCAGTTACAGAATAACCATCGCCAACTCTAAATAAAAATTGAGCTTTTAAGTTTGCAGTTGTGCCAGGCCAAGCAATTTTATAACACTTGGAAACCGCAGAAAACATATCGCCTGTATAGTAGGATACGGTTGCATCGTTATACGCTGCCATTCCATTTGAAACATCCTTCCATAGAAGCCAGTCGCCATACAAGTCAATTATTTTAAACCATTGCCGAAGGTTATCAGACGCTTGCACAATTGTTCTGGCCTGATTTGGGGTTAGCCCTCTGTAACTTTTTAAGGATCGCGCCGCCCCTAAATAGACAATAAACGGGCTAACCCAAAATTGCTCGCCAGCCGTAAAATTCCCGGAAGTTTTTTGAAAGGCAACCGATAGTGTTGTTTGTGTTGTCACGGTAAACGACCGTTGAACAAAAACTGGCACACCCGCAGCCATGACGGTATCAACGTTTGGCGAAAGCATTCTAAACGTTCCGCCAGCGCTTGAACGCATCCAGAATCCAAAAATCACATCTCCGCCAACAAAAGCGGCAGGAAAATCTGATTTCTTTATGGTTATTTGACCGACAAAAACACTTGTTGATGCAATTCCGGTGAAACAGAGCGCCGGACCAAATACACCGGAAAACAGTTGATTAGATGGGTCGATAGTCCTTGTTGTGTTTGAAGACCCATAAGAACTCATGTATGCACTGAGGTCGCGCAAAACAAAATCAGGATCATCAAAAATGTTCGATAACAAACTCGTCGCCTGATCAGGCTGGGCAACGGCGGTGACTGCTGCCGCGCTAGGGTAGGTAGCTACAAGCGTGGCGGTTCCGGTGTCGTTCCGGTAACGGTTAATAATTGTCGGATCGGCAGATATAACCTGGAATTGCTGCCCGTTTGTCGTAGCCGCGAGGCCCGCCGCCGTGGTCGCGTAAACATTCGCGTTAATAAACGCCGCATCTTTAGCCGTGGTGGCCGTTGTCGCGGAGACTTGAGCCGAGCTTGCTTGTGCGGTTGCCGTGCCTGCTTGGGTGGTGGCAATTTCAGCCTGTGTAGTCGCAATGCCCGCTTGAGTTGTAGCAATCCCGGCCTGAGTCGTTGCAATTCCAGCTTGAGTAGTCGCAATTCCGGCCTGAGTTGTGGCGGTATCCGCCGCCGCCTGAGCTGCTGGCGTGACATCACCAGTTGGCCCGGTCGGCCCTTGTATGCCTTGAATGCCTTGCAAGCCAGTAGCGCCCTGCTGGTTATATGAAACCTGCCCGATATTCAGGATCACGCCCGGCGCAAGGGGGACCAAGGGCAGTGTGGTGGCGGGGATTGATTTGATATAGCAGTTGACGGTTGAAGTCTGCCATTTTATTTGCAAGACATCGCCCGCAGCAAATACGGTTTCCAGCGGGCTGATTGTGACTAAGTTACCGGGCAGGCCGCCATGTTGACTAGGTATATCAAACCGGCTATTAGAAGCCAGCTGAACCCCGTTTTTCTCAAACCAACAATTAACGCTTGCCGAGCCGTTTGAATCGTTGACAAGCTGAAGCGAAACCAGAACCGTATAAACGCCAGCGTTATCAAATACTATATTAGTTGGGTTTCCAAACCCGTCATTAACCACCCTGACACCGTTTTGAGAATCAACCGAGTTGATAATAACCGGGTAAGTTGTGACGGTGCTTGACGCGGTTTGAGTCGCGGTCGTGTCGTAGAATGAGCCAAAATAACCAATAGTGCCCGGCTCACCACGCGGCCCTGTGGCCCCGGTATTTCCGGGTATGCCTTGCAAGCCAGTTGCCCCGGTGGTTCCGACCCCGGTGGCCCCTTGGTTCCCTTGAATGCCTTGGATACCTTGCAAACCTTGCAAACCTGTGGCCCCGGTATTGCCTTGTAAACCTGTGGCACCCTGTAAACCCGTAGCCCCAGCCGGACCGATAAAAGGCCCCGCGTTAAACCATCCGGAAACCGTGTATATATAAATGTCGCCGTTACTAATAACTGAATATGCCGAGTTTAAAGCCGCCGATGGTGGCAATTCAGCGGGAGTATTGACTGAGCCCAAAAGCGTAAAGTTAAGGCCCGGACTACCTTGCAAGCCTGTTGCACCCTGGCCGCCCTGTGGCCCGGTCGCGCCCTGATTTCCGGGTACGCCTTGGATGCCTTGAATGCCTTGTAAACCCGTAGCACCTTGGAATATACCCAAGTCAACCCACCCGTTAACGGTGGACCACGCATATAAATGCCCGTTGCTTTGGACAATATAAGCATCATTCTGCTGGTTTCCGGTTGCTGGCAGGCTTGCGTAACTTGGAACTGAACCAATTATGTTGATTCCCAAGCCCTGAGGCCCGGTCGCACCAGTTGGCCCGGTAGCCCCAGGGGGTCCCGCTATTATGTCGCCAAGTCTTGTAATAATCGTGTTGTCGGCAGGGCATGACGTTGGATCGGTGTCCCAAAGAGTCTGGATTGTGTTAGGCATAGGTCTCTGATTCGACGACAAAAACGGAAATGGTCGGGGATATAATTACGGAGTCAAATTCGTTGATATATCGGATGTCCCAATATAGGGTGCCGATCGGCCATGCTAAAGTATCTTCTGGAGTTGCAGTTAGAAGAATCCGCCACTGATCAGAATCGGGCAGAGGTTCCGCAAGCGTTACATCAAGCGTTTGGATTACCGCCCCGGTTCTGTCCCTGATGTTTGAATTTGCTGACCAAACAAAGTCACCCGGTAAATTAACCAAACCGGCATAACTGAACGTAGCCCCGCGCTTGACGGTTACTGACTGAATATAGGCCATGTTACGGAGCCAGGTTCGCGCCCACTGAGCAAGTCAAAGCAGTTCCGCCTGCGGCCGTCAGTACAACCCGCCATTGTGCTGGCAGAAAATCAGCAACCGCCACATTCGCCGCCGCCGTGATACCCGGACCGATTTTCAGGACAACTTGTCCAGTTGCGCTAATAGCTGCCCCGGTCAAAAGCGTGTAATACGTGCCGCTGGCGGAATCGTATGCCTCAATTTTCGGGGTAATGCTTCCCGAAGTAAAAGCCGATACGTTTACGATGATCTGACCGAACCTGAGCGGAGTATCGCTGGAAATGGCCGAGCTGGTATAGGTCGCGGTTAAAGCCGCCGAGGCCCTGATAACTTTGGAAAATTGGCTCATTATTTGTTCCTTAACAGGTGTGAATTGATTATGTTTAACGTCTCATTGACCCGCTTGATATCTTGGCGAATTGTAACGGTCTGATCTTGGTGGAGTTCCTTTAGTGCTTCAACCGTATTATTAAATTCATCCTTGGTTACATATTGATCTTCAAGCTTAGTCAATCGACGATGAAGCCAATAATAAGGGGCTGTGACTACTGATATAAGTATCCCCCAGAATGTCGGGGAATCTATGGGAGGAATATCCATGCTCAATTTCGCCATATAAAATTAATACCCAATTGCCTGGTACAATTGAGTTATAGGACCAGTGCCGCTCCAATTTGAGCCGTTCCATATTTCCGCCCATCCTTTGTATGACGCGGTTGTGATATTAGATACCCCGTGAACTGTTGGATGCCCCACGCCCCAAGTCAGGTCATTACAAGCCCCCTCACACACCATTACAGACAGACACGCATTCGGGAATGGTTGCGGAAATGTAACGGTCGCAGAGCCGCCCGATATATCAACTACGCCCGTTTGAATGAACAAACCATTCGGGAGAATTGTTGTTGATATTCCTGGGTATGGTGTAGTCACGTATGACTGCTCAAACGCCCGCGTGATATTGTTTAACAGAGCGATCTGTGATGCCGTTGTAGAAGACCATCCTATAGTCCCGTCCGAATTTGTCACCATGGCCTTGCTGCCAGCCAAAGTAGCCAGTCGGCTTAATTGTGCGGCTGTCGTGCTGGACCACCCCAGCGAGCCATCTCCGTTTGTCACGACCGCTCTATTACCCGCCAGCCCGGTGGGAACACCAAACGGAGACACAAGCCGCCATGACGCGTCAGAAGAATCGTATACAAGGCTGATGGGGGTATTTGCCGGAAGCTGGCCAGCAATCAAGGCCGCGCCGTTTGCGTTTTTGATGGTTTTCGCGCCAAGCCCGTTAAGGTTTAGGGTCGGGGTTGTGTTGGTGTTGGCGTTAAGCGTCCAGAAGGTGCATGGCATACCCATGTAATATGCCGATTCATGCTGAGGGGTGCTCACCACATAAGCGTTTACCGCCCCTGTATCCACGCCTATCGACGGTTGGACAAATTGATTCATCATGCCCGCCGTGGGCTCTAAACCTACAAGATCGCCCAAGCTCCATGCCTGCGCCGTGGTTCCTTCCTGACCCCTGATAACCGTAAACGTTGAACCTGAAACGGCGGTCACATACATTATCTCGATGGACACATTCGGGGAGTTCTGCCCAGTGACTGTAAGCCTAAAAAACTGAGTTCCTGATGCCGGACTAGGGAACCTGGACGCCGTGCCAGAAGTGACAGTTATTGTCGTTTGGCTGTCTGTTATATTCCCAGCTAATTGAGAATAGGCATTGTTGGCGTACAGTTCTATTAGTGCGGTCATGGTCGTCAGGTTAAAGTAACTGAATAATTAAAACGAAACGGAAGCGCCAAAACCCCGGTATTTATTGCTGTTTGCAAGTATTCCGCTAAAGGGTTTCCAACTCCGTTTATAGATATGTTACACGTAACTTCCGGTGTTGTCGTGTCATCAAATGAAACGCTTATATCAGGGGTGAATGGTGCGGATATATCTCCGCCGTTTTCAGCGTACAAAAACCGCGCAATTCTTCGCTTAAGCCAAGGGACAGAGAACACGAAGCCATCACCTTTGTAGAATGCCCACGTCAAAATTCGTTTATAGATATCGTCTGGCGTTTCAAAATTATCAACCGTCTGATAAGCCTGTGTTGTGGCTAAAGCGTTGACGATATTCGGTACGGGTGAAGCCGGCCCGGTAGGCCCGTGATACTTGGCCGAGGCCAGTTGGCCGATTACGCCAAGAATCTGAAGATTTGACAAACCAGGACGCGGAAGTCCATACAAACCAATTCCCACCCAATCCAATAATTTACCGCTTAGGCCCGTGTAGACTGGCAGGTTTACGTTATTAAACCAATCAACATAATTCTGCGTGATCGCGTTATATGACTCAATCAATGACGGTAGATCGGGATCCGTCTGATACTCAAAATAAAGATATGACGGGATGGTTTGGGTAATGGTGACTGGTGAATCTGGCAGCATGTCAGGCCTTTACAGTAGTCACGCCAATTGTGGATATAAAGAAATACCCCTCAGGATCGCCCAACACGATCCCGGTTCCCGTTTCCGGAGGTGTCACAACTGAATCAATGGTCACGACAACATCAATATAAGTCAGGAGCGGGGTAGGAACTACAGAAACAATTGCCGATTGGAATACGTATTGCAACTCATACTCGTTAATCGGCTGGCCCGGACCGAGAGCGTTGATATATTCCTGTATTGGCGTTGAGCATAAAGATTGAACCGCCTCATTAGAAACCGTGTTAGTGCTTGACGTTTTCCAAGTTATTTCTACCGTCACAACTTGCTGAGGGGGCTGAACGTAGGTGATTAGGTAAGAATCAGGGGTGTCGTATAGGGTTATAGTCTGATCGCGGCTAGAGCTAATCTGAGAGCCCACCAACACATTAGGATCACCCACGCCAAGGAATATGGCATTAGCAACCGCTACCGGATCGCCGCCGCCGCAGATAACCTGCCAACGGTTTACCGAACTCACAACCACTTGCCGAATGCTGATAAGCGATTGCACCACGCCAGGCACATTCTGAAGATACGAGCGGATTGCTTGAACCGTACCGGCGCACGCTACAAGGCCCGCGCCTAAAACCTGCGAGCGGTAGTCCTCCGGTGACTGGACTCCGGTTGAAGGTATCCCGGTGTTTGGGTTTGTGACTGTCAAAGTCACCCCGGTCGGTACGCTGGACAAAATCGACGTGACAGAATTTGCAGGAACCGCCCAGGACCCGGACTGAGACGCGACACAGTAGACAGTATTGGATACGCCGGTGGAATTGATTACGGTGGCTGATTGCGTGACATATTGATATGTGCCGTCTGAAACAATCACGCCAGCCGATATCACAAAACCCGGTGTACCGCTAAACACGACATATACGGCCGTATTCGAACCGCGCCCCTGCTGCACCCCATAAACCTGACCGAGTTGATTCAATACAAACAGGTTTGCCCCGTATGGAGTCAAACTGTTGACGGTTTCAACCTGAGCCGAATCTATCAATACAAGCGCAGCCGTGTCGGTGGAGGCAATATCCTCAATCAACGTGCCTGGTAGGTTTGCGGTCAGGCCAGAATTCAGGGCAACCGCGCCCGCTATAACCTGGTCATGCAGGGATGTGGGGGATTCTGGCGCAAGGCCCGCCGCCGTCATTACAATGGGTAAGCTCATAATCCTATCGGTACATTCTTGTTAATGATTGCGCCCTGCTGGGTGACGATTGCGACATTATAAACCGGAGTCGGTGAGCCCTTGTCGTTTGTCGCGTTAACCTTT